AAAAAATGGCTGTAGTAGTTTCATTCAGGGCTGCAAAGAATATTAAGTTTCCCGTTTATAAACTACCTTCTGATGACTGGTGGTTACAAGACGGACTTTTATTCTTAGATGGAATGTTACTAGATGACCGTAATATGCCTGGAGAGCGGCTTGGGATTAGAAGAATACAGACGCCCTTCTCTAGTACTTTAATGCCTTTAAAGCATCAAATAGATACCTTATCGGGAATAGTAAAACAGAAGAGCGGCTGCTATATTGACTCTCTAGGAAGAACTTTTATATATGAAAAAACATTAATGTGTAAGTTATCATATTATAAAATTAAAAAAATTGAGAGAAAGGATGTAGCATCCTTACTATGGGTAAGAGGAATCAATTTTCCTTTTACTATACCACGCCCCCCAGAGAGCGGCATGATCTGGGCGGGTATTTTACATTTTCACGGACTTCCGTGGATTTTATACGAGTATTCTGAGACTAAACTCAAAGACACTCGCAGAAAAGTATAAGGAAACCTATGGCTAAAATAGCAGCTAACAAAAAGACTAAAACTCTAGCAGGAGCTAGTCTTACCCTTCAAGAAATTGAACCACTGACTAGAAATCAGTTAAAAGCATTTGAATCTAATAATCATCTTCTTTTACATGGTCTAGCAGGAACGGGTAAGACGTTTATTTCAAGTTATCTTGCATTTGACGATATGTCAAAAGGGATTTTTGAAAAGTTAGTAATTATTCGTAGTGCCGTTCCAACACGAGACATTGGATTTCTTCCAGGGACAGAAAAAGAAAAGGGTTCCGTATATGAAGAGCCATACAAAGATATAGCTAATGAGCTTTTTGGTAGAGGGGATGCTTATAGTATTCTCAAGCAGAAAAGTTTAGTAGAATTTATGACTACCTCCTTTATTCGGGGAATTACTCTAAAGCATGCTGTCATTATGATTGATGAGTGCCAGAATATGTCTTTTCATGAGTTAGACTCCATTATTACTAGGATGGGAGAGGGTTGTAGAGTTATCTTTTGTGGAGATTTCCGCCAAGCCGATTTGAAGCAGAATGGGATGCAGGATTTCATACAAGTACTCAAGCGTATGAACGAATTCGACTTTATAGAGTTTGGTGTAGACGATATTGTCCGTTCCGAGTTCGTAAAGAACTATATTATAGCCAAAAATGAACTAGGATTATGAAAGCAGTTATTAGTAACAGGATATACCTTGAGTGCACGAAAGAGTATAGGGAAGTTATAAATAAAGAACTTACCTATACTATTCCTGGATTCAACGAACATGAACCACCTCAAGTAATCAAGAATATGTCCCGTATTCGAGAGAATCTTGTTACTATACCTGTGGGAAGGATGGATTTAATCCCAGATGACTACGAAATAGTCGATAAACGCTTAGAGTTGCCTGTTGACTTTCCTGAGTTTAAGTTCCCTTTGCGGGAAAGTCAACAAATTGTTTATGACGATATCGAAGGCAGTGCTATAATCAACGCATGGGTCAGTTGGGGAAAGACTTTTACAGGTTTAGCTATCGCAGCTAAACTGGGTCAAAAGACTCTTGTAATTGTCCACACTGTCCCTCTAAGAAACCAGTGGGCGAGAGAGGTAGAAAAAGTATTTGGAATTACGGCTGGCATCATAGGCAGTGGTAGATTTGAAATTGATGCTCCTATCGTCATTGGGAATACACAGAGTTTGTACCGAAATATAGACAAGATAAAACGAGAGTTTGGGACTATTATACTTGATGAGATGCACCATGTTAGTAGTCCCACCTTTTCTAGACTTTTAGATACAAATTACTGCAAGAATAAGATAGGCTTATCGGGCACTATAGAAAGAAAAGACGGTAAGCATGTGGTGTTTAGAGACTACTTTGGGCCTAAGCTGTATCAACCACCAAAAGAAAACTATATGGTACCTAAGATACACGTTTATAAATCTGAAATAAGATTTATGGACGGAGCTAACATACCTTGGGCTAATCGAATTAATGATCTGTCCAATAATAGTGATTATAGACACACAATAGCTATGCTCGCAGCAGGCTACGCTGCAAAAGGGCATAAGGTACTTGTGGTGTCAGATCGAGTCGCTTTTTTAAAGAGCTGCGCCGAACTGACAGGTGAAACATCCGTATGTGTTACGGGTGAGGTATCGCATGAGGACAGAGAGAAGTTAGTAGACGAAATACTGTACGGGAATAAAACTGTTTTATACGGCACTCAAGCTATTTTTAGCGAAGGTATCTCCGTTAGTAGTCTAAGCTGTCTCATTCTTGCCACTCCAGTTAACAATGAACCATTGCTTACTCAGCTTATTGGTCGTGTCATACGGAAGCAAGAGGGAAAAACTTCTCCAGTAATAATAGACATACATCTAGTAGGAAAAACGGCCCAACGACAAGCATCAAATCGAATGGGATACTATATAAAGCAAGGCTACGAAATAAAACAGCTATAAATGCTAAGATCGGGAACCTAAGAAAAAAAGTTCTTGACAAATAAGGGAAAGTTTGATATAATATGCTCTTGTATAACTGGAAGAAGGTATTTAAAGATGCAAATGGAAGTGTAAACGACGTCGTCCTGATATTCAAAATGTTGACTAACGGATTAGTTCCTCGCAACAAGTACGATAAACTGTACAAGTTTTATCTGAAAGACTATAGTGGTAAATCTTACATATTGCATCCAGACGTACTTTTATACAACTTATACAAATATACCAATATCGAAGCTGCACAATATCTTGCTCTAGCCTCTTTGAGACCTTTAGCGGAGTATTATGCAAGTGGAGAAATTACTTTAGACCTGTTTCATAACCCTGTAGACAGGTCATTATTTATTAATAATAGGCTATTGAGAGTAGAAGATGAAAAACTACATTTTCTATTTGAAAAAGTCCCAACGGAGAAACATTAAATGGCTTTAACATTCGGAAAATCAAAAGGCGCTGCACAGAAATCCTCAATCAACTCTTACACATATCGAGATGGAGACAACAGTCTTCGTTTAGTAGGTGATATCCTAGCTCGTTATGTATATTGGATTGAAGGTAAGAACGGCAAGAACATTCCCTTTGAGTGTCTGTCCTTCGACCGAAATGAAGAACGTTTCAACAATAAAGAAAAAGATTGGGTTCGAGAGTACAACCCCGATCTGAAGTGTGGCTGGAGCTATGCAATGCAGTGCATTGACAATGGCGAAGTCAAAGTAGTAAATCTAAAGAAGAAGCTCTTTGAGCAAATCATGACAGCAGCAGAAGACTTGGGCGATCCAACAGACCCCGTAACTGGTTGGGAAGTTAAGTTCAAGCGAGTAAAGACCGGACCACTAGCATACAATGTTGAGTATCAGCTTCAGGTATTGAAGTGTAAGACTCGTGCTTTGGATGACGATGAGATGGTATTATTTAATGCGTTGAAGTCTATGGATGAGGTTATGCCTCGCCCAACACCAGATGCTCAAAAAGCCTTGCTTGATGAATTCCGTCAAAACGGTGCTGATGAGATTGACGAAACTTTAGAAGACGAGTTTAATGTAGGATGATTTTATACACGGCAGACTGGCATATCAAGCTGGGTCAAAAGAATGTACCACGAGAGTGGGCGCTAAATCGGTATAAACTGTTCTTTCAACAGATTTATGACCTCGAATTAGAGTGCAGTATGCACATTATTGGAGGAGATTTATTTGACCGTCTGCCAAATATGGAAGAATTGGAACTTTACTTTTCTTTTATTAGAAAGGTAAAGATTCCAACCATAATCTACGATGGGAATCACGAAGCTACTAAGAAGAACAAGACTTTCTTTACACAATTAAAACAAGTCTCCAGGGATATTAATCCTCTAGTAAACATAGTAGATATATCGTATATTGATGAAGATTTAGGTTATGGAATACTACCATACGCTGACCTGCATAGGCCAGGCAGTATAGAGCAGTTTGATACATCAAAACCTTTGTTTACGCATGTTCGTGGTGAGATTCCACCTCATGTTAAGCCAGAAATAGATTTAAGTAGATTTGAAAGTTTCCCTGTTGTGTTTGCTGGTGATCTACACGCACATAGTAACACGCAGCGTAACATAGTATATCCTGGTTCGCCCATGACAACTTCTTTTCATAGAAACGTAGTTGAGACAGGATATCTACTAATTAATGAAAACAATTGGTCATGGTTATGGGAAAGGTTTAGCTTACCGCAACTAATTCGTAAAACAGTTAGTGATCCAAAAGAGATGGTAGCTACCGATTATCACCATACTATTTACGAGATAGAAGGTGACATCCAAGAACTAGCAGGTATTAAGAACACAGAACTACTAGATAAAAAAGTAGTAAAACGTTCTTCTGAAGCTGCCCTCTTTATCGAGAAGGATATGACCATCGAAGAAGAGTTAGTAGAGTACTTAAACTATATTCTAGAAATTAACGAAGATCGAATACCTGATATTATAGGAACTTTTAATGATTACGCTTCAAAAGTTGAAATGGAGTAACTGCTTCAGCTACGGTGCGGATAACGAGTTAGATTTATCGGATAATACAGTAACTCAGATAATTGGTACTAACGGTATGGGTAAGTCATCCATACCGTTAATTATCGAAGAAGCACTGTATAATAAAAACTCAAAAGGCATCAAGAAAGTAGATATACCCAATAGATATGTGAATAACGGTTATAGTATTCACCTCTACTTTAAGAAAGATGCGGAAAATTATGAAGTTATAATCAACCGTAAAACAAATATCAAGATTCAATTATTACATAATGGAGAGGACATCAGTAGTCACACGGCTACAAATACATATAAGACTCTGCAAGATATAATTGGTATTGATTTTAAAACATTTACTCAGCTAGTGTATCAGAATACAAGTACTAGTTTACAGTTTCTTACAGCGACAGACACAAATAGAAAAAAGTTTCTAATAGATTTGTTGCACCTAGAGAACTATGTTAAACTGTTTGAAGTATTCAAAGAAGCTGCAAAAGGTTATGGTAATAACTTAACTAAGATTGAAGCGACTATAGCAACTATCGAAAAATGGTTACAAGATAACAAATTGAGTGATACTACCCTACTTCCTATGCAAGATATTGAAGTTTACACGGAAGAAGACGAGAAAGAGTTACGTTCTCTATCAATAGAACTTCAAAATATCTCTGATACGAATAGAAAAATTTCTATGAATAATCAGTATAAAAACATGCTGAACGAGATAGACTTAGCTTCAGTACAAAGTATTAAAGCTAGTGAAATTTTATCTTACGATCATTTACAGGGAGAGTTAGGCGGTCTTAAACAAATCGCAGCGGGGTCTAAGAAAGCTATCGAGAAGATGACAACATTAGGTACTCATTGTCACACTTGCGAACAGTCGATAGACCCTACTCACATGAGTCAGCTAGTGAGTACTGAGCAATCAAGAATAGATGATGCAAAGGCAAGATCCGCTAGTATCCAGCAACAGATTACTGAAATTATAGAAAATAATAAACAATTTCAGAAAAAGACAAAAACCCAGAAAGAATGGGAAGATTTGTACAGAAGTATAGAATCAGATTTACCTTCTATACCTTTGAACAAATCAGATATTGAAGAAAAGATTGAGGAATTAGAGACAGTTCTGAAAGAGTCTAGAGATAGTATTAATGCTATTGCGAAAGAGAATGATCGCAGGACTAAAAGGAATACTCGTATTCAAGTAATCCAAGAGCAAACAGATGACTTTTTATCCGACTTAGCTGAATGTACAAAATTATTCAAAGCCGAGCAAGAGATAGCTTCTAACTTAGAAGTATTGAAGAAGTCTTTTAGTACTAATGGATTGCTTGCATATAAGATTGAAAATCTAGTAAAAGAACTAGAAGAGCTTACTAATACTTATCTTGCAGAGCTTTCAGACGGTCGTTTTACACTTGAGTTTGTAGTATCAAATGACAAACTAAATGTACAAATCACTGACAACGGAAGTCTAGTAGATATTCTAGCACTTTCAAGCGGTGAGTTAGCAAGAGTAAATACTGCTACATTGATTGCGATTCGTAAGTTAATGAGTAGTATTTCAAAGT